GTGTAAAAATCCAATCGTGTTCAAGAGTAAAGAAATAGTCTGTTTCAACTGCGTCGTAAATTCGCATAAAATTTAGATGTGCAGTATCAATGGGATGATAAGAAACAGAATCATTTCTTAGCACGATACAGTTATACTTTGATTTAATAGATTCCAAGTTGGTCAGATATAATTCATCTATATCTCTGCCCAACCTATTGTCAACTCCAATAATTATTTTGGTATCTTTTGATACCCCCGTTTTATTGAAAAAGTCTTCAATCACATGTTCAATCATATTCGTATTTGGTGCCGATGGAATGGAAGTTTGGGTTCCATCTGGACACGCAAAATGCCCTTTTTCAACTCTAACACAATGTGTTGGTATGCAAATAGTTAAGTCTTTCATTATATTTTCCAGCCTTCTGTTTTTTTATTTTTAAATTTGTCAGAATCTCTCATATCAAACCCTTTACCTGCTATGGTATCTTCGCTGATATTAGCATTCAATATACCTGAGTGGGAGGACTTTGGTGCATCCTTAAATTTCATCATTGGACGATCAAGATTAAGAATGAACTTGCGATTTGTCATGGCATCATTGTACCGGTTCTTGAGTTGCTTCACAAGAATCTGCTTCATCTCTTCCAATTCTTCAGTAGCGATGAGAGCAAACATGAAATCAGCGGTCATAGGAAGACCGAAACTGTCTGATGTCTCAGACATATCAATGTCTTGGTTCCCAAACCCTTCTCTGTTGGTCTGTGTTGCTGTCCATAATGGTAAACTGTACTCGACCGCCAGACCTCGAAGTTCCTCTGCAATCGACTTAACATACATGTATGTGTTTACACCACCACCCATTTTGAAACGGGAACTCGCACAGATATTCAGGTAGTCAACGAAAAGAACATCTGGAACAAACTTCTTCTTCAACCGAAGTTCTTCTAGAAGAGCACGGAAATGATTTACCGTTCCCGTGGCGGTGGGATATTCCTTAATAATCAATTTACCCTTGACATTATCTTTAATGGATTCCATCTTCTTGTCATAAAGTTGCTTTGGAATCTGCTTGAGATTATCAAGTGAAATGTCCATCAAGTTAGCGTCAATTCTCTCTGCAATACGCTCTTCTGCCATCTCACAAGTGATATAAAGAACATTTAGATTCTGAGTCAAACAGTTTGCTGCGTGGTGGCAAAGGAACATCGATTTACCCACCCCCGTTGGGGCAATTACGACATTCAGAGTTTTGATTGGGGTTCCACCACCCGTGATTGTATTGAACATTTCAAGGTCAAATGGAATGCGCTTTTCCTTGGTGTGGTAGAATTCAAATCGAGTCTCTGCATCATCGATATAATCGTGACCGATATGTGTATCGAAAGACACCGCAAGAGCATTTGAAAGGATTGTCGGAATCGCTCCTTTAGTCTGTGTCTTTGACTTACCGTCGATGATATGGATAGATTCGAGCACAGCATTATACAAAGCACGGTCCTTGCAGAACTTCTCTGTCTCATCTACAAGCCATTTATCATCAAGAGTTTCCTTGGTCGAAAATACCGATTCACAAAGTTCAGAACACTTTGAAAGTGTGCTTTCATCAAGATCGTTTTTATCCTCAAGGATGATATTCACTGCAGATTTAGTGGGCAGAGAATTATACTTGTTTATATACTCTTGAAAAATGGAGAACATGATTTTGCTCTCCCTTTCAGAGAAATAATCCTCCCTCAAGAAAGGGAGGACTTTTCTTACATACTTTTCGTTCTGGGACAGTTGTTGTAGTATGGTTTGTTCGATCATTCCGTCATTATACCACAGGCAGAAGAACATGCAATAGGTTTTAATTTTATTGGATAATCCGTGCATATTCCTAGTATTGGAATATCTGTTTGGAATGAATCCGATTTTATTACCGTAATTCCATTTTTTACATAAAACCCAGGATAACACCAAGGTATAGACTTGCTGGTCAATGTCAATTTATCTTCTTCATGCCAAAAACAGTGTATGGCAGCGTGTAACATTCTATCAAGAGCTTCAAAATTTTTTGCATGACACCATAAGTTTCTTTGAAGAAAATATTCTGGAATTTCATATTGTGGGTAATCATGTCCCAAAACATATTTTCCATTCATATACCAAACATCAATTTCTACATCAAAATATGAAGAGACAAATAGAATTTGATCTGGATGGTTTTCTGTCTTTGGGTTTGGACCATTTAAATTTGCTCTATGTGATATAATTTTCATTTTAGCTTAATGACAAATATTGTTTTAGGTCTTCGGGTGTTCCTATTCCATGCATTTTTTGTACATAGAATGGAACCAGTGTTTTGTTATCTTGTATAAATTCATTATATACAGGTGCTATATAAAATTCATTATTTACTCTTATATTTTTTTCAATCATTTTTTCTGCACAAGAAACAAACTCATTTCCTTTTCTGTACCAATATATTCCGCATGTTGCAATATTTGATATTGGTTTTTTTTCCGCAACTTGGGTTATTATCCCATCAGAATTAGTTTTTACAAATGACCACTTTGGATGAACGGCATTGAAACAAAACACTATTCCGTCAACGGAGGAAAATTTTTTGAGATAATTAAAATTTTCTGGTGAATACTCTACTAATTGGTCTGAATTTGCAATCAATAAATCATCGTCATTATCTATGTATTTCTTTGCTAATAAAGCGGTGCACGCAGCACCTTCAGTCAGTTCATTTACTTGAACGATTTTAAATTTGTTATTGGATATTCTTTCTAGTGTAGAACATAATCCCTCATATTTAATCAAATGTTCTTTTCTTACCAAAAAAATATATTCAGCATCAAAATTTAAATTTTCAACAACTTGTTGAATCATTGGTTTTCCATGCACATCTATTAAAGGCTTTGGAAAAGTGTAACCCTCTTTTAAAAATCTACTACCCTCACCTGCCATTGGTATTAATATTTTCATTATTAATTTCTTCCAGTTTTGTTTTTATATTTTTTAAATTAACATCTTTACTGTTTTTTACTATTAATAAATTATTGATTGCACTAGATTTTACTGCTTCTATTCCTTTGTCTGAATCTTCTACGCATAAAATTTGTTTTGGATGTATATCCAACTTATTAACAGCTAAATTATAACATTCTGGATTTGGTTTATTGTTTTTAACATCTTCATTTGTTATTAACAGATCAATATAGTTATATTGACCGCTGTTTTTTAACATTAATTCAGCAGTATTTCTTATGGAATTTGTTATACATCCTATCTTGATTTTGTTTTCTTTAAGCCATTTATGTAATTCTATTTTTTCTTTCATTATGTGACATTGTTCATTTATTATATCAATTGTTATTTTTTGTTTTTTTTCATTTATTTTTTTAGCTAATTCTTCGTTTATTTTTAGTAGTTTTAATTTAACTAAAGTAGGAAGACCATTGAAAATATTTTTATGTTCAAATTCTGTTATTTCTGGATAATTGAATGATTTTAAAGCTTTATTCAAAGCAATATAATGCCATTCACAAGCATCGACTAAAACACCATCTAGATCAAATAATATAGCTTTACAAAAAATATTGTTCATTTTCTATCTAATTTATAATATTTATTATCATGGCTTAATGTTATATCATCTGTCATGAAATTAATATCATTAACATTAATTTTTGATTTTAACTTTTTATATACTGGATGCAAATCAGAACAATTTCTATATGGATTATCATATAATTCTTGTATACTTTGAATAAAAGGATCTATAAATTTATAAGGAAAACAAAATAAATTGTCCGTGACAAATTCATGATTTTCCCAATATCCATTTCCTTCCTTGAATAGAAAATTAAATTTATTAAAATCTATATTGAATTCACTCAATGGTTGATTGAATAATATATCAAAACGAGTAGAAATTATAAAATCAACATTACTATTTTTTATTTGTTCTAAACTACAAATATATGTCAATCTTTGGTCTGAATTATTTTTGTCGAGTATTTTATATTTAAAAGGT